AACTGATATTGCACTACCACTTTCTCTTACTCTTTCTATTGTAGTAGCAGGACTTACTGCAGAAGTAGAACTTACAGCAGAGTCTGTTTCTCTTACTCTTATTGCAGATAGAGTTGTAGATACTGTTGTTGTAGATACTATTGTTGCACTTGATTCACCTACTCTTTGACCTAATGTTGCTGTTGTTGTCGTAGATGATACTATTGCACCAGATGTTCTAATTCTAGTTCCGTTGGCAGTAGAGTTTGCTGTAGTAGTAGATATAGCACTAATCGTATCTGGATTAGTATCTATTACTGTTTCAGCATCACAAGTAGTTGTTGCAGTTGATGTAAGGGAAGCATCACTTTCTCTGATTCTCGTTGCTTGAATGGTAGCAACGGCAGTTGCAGTTCCAGTACTTGCACTTTCTCTAACTCTTTCGCCATTTGAACTAAATGTAGAATTAGTTGATACTGCTGATTCACCAAACCTTGCTCTTTCGCAATCTGATGAAACAGTAGCACTTGCACTTATTGTATTTGGCGTAGCATTTACAATAATATTTGCATTAGCAGTTATCGTAGCATTACTTGTAACAGAAGCGTCACTCTCTCTTATCCTACTACCATTAGCAGTAGAATTAGAAGAAGTAGTTGAACTTGCTGATACTGTAGCAGAACCATCTGCTAGTTCGCCATCGCTGTATGCTAGACGACCATAATACCAACTGCCGTAAACTGACATTTATTAGTCTAGTGTAATATCTAAGTCACCTGCTGGTATTCTAAATACGTCACCAGTCTCGATAGTTTTATCTGTAGTAAGACCTGCATACGCTAATTGATTACCACCAGTTAAAGCATCCATAACTGCTACAGCGATTACTGTTCCGTAGTTTGCTGTTGCTGTTGGAAATTCAATATCAGAATCATTAGAAGTAGTAGCACCAGAAGTAGTAAATGTGACTGTCTGTCTTGCATAAGCACCACCAGTAACTTCAGTACCACCACCAGAGTCTGTGTTGTCTGTTGTAAATAGTGCTACATATAATGTACTTGGTGCGGTGTAAGCAGTGCCACCGAATACATGATCGAGAACCTTAGTCTCTAAATAGTTTGAAAAACTCATCCCATTCCCCTTATTTTAAGTGTCAGACCAGATCCACTCATTCTAGACTTGTCTGACTTGTCGTTTAATTGAGTGACAGCACTTGCATACATTTGTGCCCATACACCCACCCTTTCATCCTCTGCTAAATAAGGTGCAGAATGTATCAAAGCACCATATAAATAAACATCGGGTGAATCTAATAATAACCAGTTGTCTGCATTACTGCCAGATAAAGCGTCTATCTTTGCGAAATACAGTAGTTCTACGTTAGTGGTAGCACTTGGTGTTGGATACAACTCAAACTGACTGTCAGCGTGAGTATAGTATCTCGGTGTTCCACTTACGTTTAATGCACCATATCTTTTATCTTCTAGTGCTTTTCTAGAGATCAGATCTAATGGACTTGTGTTATTGTCTGTTACATGAAATCTTATAGTTTCTAACCAATCAGCAGGTATTTGCATATAAGCATCACCACTTGATTGTTGACCACTTGATCTCTTTTCCATCTTCCAGTGACGTATGTCTCTGTTCATTTGTGCTTCTGCTAACGTAATGAAGTCTGGTATTACAGACGTTAAATCATCTCTGTCTAGGAAATTAGCAATCGCAGTCTTTAATTCTGTATAAGTTGTTAATGCCATAATTTAGTACCATTGTGTATCTGTTGGGTGTTCAGATACCATTTTATAATATTCTTGTCTTGCTAGATCAAATCTCTCATCATCGAAGAACATGTTGCCTTCTTTGTCTCTGATTACATAGTTTTCTGGTGTAGGATATGTTGCTACTTGACTGACATAGTCCTCATAATCTCTGTATTTAGGATAATCTGGAGACTTACCATAAAGCATTGAAGCATCTTCACCCAATAAAAGTGGTTGTGAATATACTTGTTCATTATCAATACCAAGCATATTTAATAATCCAGTAGCAAAACTAAGACTAGGATCAGACTGATAACTGACATTGTCTGGTCTTGACATAGTTTTTAATTCATCTGCTGTTATAGGTCTCATATCGTTATTCTAACAGTTATAGTTTACAGTTACTAGGTTGTGTATCTTCTATCTGCCAATACTTATTACCAACTGTTTTTACTTTTCGTTTTTGTTTTTTCTTCATTCTATATCTTTTAAATCTAATACTAAATTCTTTTGAACAACTGATTTTCCACTAGGTCTTATAACTTTTTTACCTTTGAATTGTTTGGTATCTTTTGTATTAGTTAGTTTAAAACCTCTTTTTTTCATTGCTTCTAATGATTGTTTAGAAGTTAAATCTTCTGCAACTATAAACCTTTTGCCTTTTTCTTTTGCTTTTTTGATTATATCTTCAAATAATTGATTTCCTGCTTCTTTAAAAATACTTCCCATTTCCTTAACAACTAAAGAATCGTTGTTTGGTATAGATATTTTTGCACCTGCAATTGGAAGTCCATCGTCATCAACTACAACCAAACTGTTGCTTTTCCTTGTACCAATTAAATCGTATGCAACTGATGTTATATAGTCTATGGCATCTAAGTTTTTATTGTAAGTGTTGAAAAGTTGATTTTTTCTTTCAGCAGAAATTGTGTCTGGTGATTCACCTTCTGGATATTCATTTAATTTATATTTATTAAATAACTTTTGTTGTAATTCCATTGTCATTTGTGCTTTTGTAGAAGATGGCATAGGTGCATTCATACCTTTCATTTTCTCTTCAAACCCTTTTACTCCACCTCTCATAACTAATAATTCATCCATTAGTTTGTCGTCTAAAAAATTTTGACTTGTGTATGGACTATCTGTAGCATTCCTAGTAGTGATGTTTGCCAATATTCCTGACTCTTTAGGTTTATCAACCATACTTAATACACCAAAATCTTCGCCCTCTATATTCATGTCAATATTAGAGTCTGCGTCTACATTAATACCTGCTTGTGATAGGTAGTGTTGTTTAGGGTAAGTAATTTTGTCTTGGTTTTTAAACTCTTGTGTTACTATCGGACTAACTTCTTTAGGGTCAAAATTTTCTGGATTAAATCCTCTTTTTATGTAGTCTTGAACTTCTGGTGCGTCAAAGTTTTTATCTTTAAGTAGTTTTCTTAACTCAACATTTCTTGATTGGACTTCACCTTGTAGACGTTGATAAAGTTTGTAGATCTCTTGTTCTTGATCATACTCTTCTCTCATTGTCCTTCTAGGCATTTTAAGAACATTGTTTATATCTTCGATAGTTTTCTTTACTTTATTCCAACCTAGCGTATCTGGTATTGCCTTTTCAAACTGTCTTTCAATAGACGCAAACTTGTCTTTTGCTTTTATGTTGTCGTATGCTTCTTTGATTCTTGGATAATAACCACTATCAACACCTTCTGTACGTTTTGCATAATAATCAGCAATAAGGTTTGCTTTTGTTCTCAAATATTCATTGTATTCAGGTGTTTTTGCTCTTCTTGGTGCTGATATATTTTTTAGTGCATCGTCTACTTCTTGAATGTAAACATTGTTAATGTGTCTGGCAATACCAGTAAGATTGTCTCTGTTTGCTAAATCTTCATAGTATTTTTGTTGTTTCTTATCATAAGCATATTCATAAAGAGGTTTGATTTCGTCCATCTTGTAATACCCTTCACCAAACATATCTGCTTGATCTCTATACAACTGGTTTTTCATGATTTCCCAAGACTCTTTTGCTACATTACCACCACTTTGGAAACCTTCTCTTAACTGAACAATGTGTTGTGCTTCATGTAGTAGAGTTTGAATTGCTCTAGGATCTGGTAGTCCACTATCTCTATCTATTGGCAATGTAAGTCTATTAAATCTAGGGTGATATGCACCACTAAATCCTTGTTCTGCATCAACTAATCCCATACGACCATCAATACCTCTATTCAATACTCCGTATGTTAAGTCCACTGGAACATTTGCTATTTCTGGGTATCTAGCATATAACTCTTCATGGTTAAGAACATCTGCTAAAGTTAGTGACGTATTTTCACTATACAATTTTGTCGGATAGAATTTATTACCTTGTCGATCAGAAACCATTGGTTTATCTACGAACTCTGTTTGTGCTTCGTCTTTCCATCTCGAGAAGTTATTTTTAAATGTATCTAGGTTTACTGTAGCAGGTGCGTCATCTATTTCAAAGAACATTGATCCGTCTGAGTCTTGATTCCAACCATACTTTTCCCAGACTCTTTGCTGTGTGTAATCTGATACTGAACCATCTCTGAACTTGTTTGCATCTATCTCTTTTTTAGCAAGTTCCATGTTGGTTAATTCTTCTGCGTCTATTGTTCCTTTCTTACCACCAAGTATTCCAACCATAGGTTGCATCTGTGTTTCTGGTAACTGTCTAGATAATTCGTCTATCTTTTCTGCAAATCTTGGTGTGTTGACTGCGTTAATGAGTGCTTCTCTACCAAACTTAGATAATAAACCTACGCCAGTTAGATCTGCAAATGCATCTATAGGTGTCTCTCTAACGTAATCTCTAAAACCTTCCATAGATCCATAAGACTTCTTGTAGTGATCTGCAATCATACTTGCAGCGTTATCAATCATGTCCTCTGCTTCTGGATTCCATTCCATAGACTCTGGTACGACTTGTTGTACTAAACCAGAACCAATATCATTTACTAATTTTGCTGACTCTACTGGATTGTTAATTACATAAGAACCCATATCAATTAGACCTTTGCCTATCTGTGCAATGTTTCTAGGTATGTTTGTTCCAGTTGCGTCTTGTTCTGTTCTGTTTGCTACTCTGGATAAGTTGTTGTACCAAGTATTTCGTAGTGGAGTTTGTTGTGTCGATTCTTGAGTTGGTGGATTAGGATCTGCTCGTCTATTTAATGCGTCTATTTGTGCAAGAACACCATTATCAGAAGGTTCAAACCTATCTTCTCCGTAGATAAAGTCAAATATACTTTTTGCCATTAAACAACACCTGCTAAGTTCCTTCTTATCGGTGCACCCCAATCTGATACGTTAGGACGATAACCGATTGCTAAATATCTAAAGGCATCTGCCCCATGTGATGCCCAGTCATGTCGAGGTCTTAGTCTCCACGTCTTGCCGTTTTCGTCCCAATCTCTACTATAGTTTACCAAACAATCAACACCTTTTTCCGTTTTTTCTTTATCAAACCAACAGTTAGGTAGCATTGATCTAACTTTTTGTATGCCATCATCAATATTTAACATAGGTGCTATTTCTACTTCTCTGATACCTAAGTCTGCTAATGTTTCTAATCTACTCATTCCAGTACCTAACTCTCTTACTCTAACGTCATGAGGTAGTATGTGGGAGTCGTAGACATAACCTTTGTCTTGCAGTACCCTTGCATAATGCTCTAAACCTACACCAGATCCTTCGTAGTAGTCTATCAAGTGTATCTCTGTGTTGATCATCTGTGCAAACCAGATAGAGGTTGAGTCTCCCACACCTAAATCCCATGCAGTAATCACACCTTTACTCTTATCATACTTAACTTCTCTAATTCTATCTTCTGCTCTTGCTTCTCTCATCTCTGCACTGTAGTAAGCACCTTCTGAGAATGTTAAGAACTCACCTAACCAAATATGTTCATAGAAATCTGGTCTTGTGATCTGATCATTCTTACGCTCATCCTCAAGTACCGCAGGGAAGAATTTATTGTCGGTATAGTTTAGTTGAATTATCTTAGCACCAGGGGGTGGTGTTTCTCTGAATCTCTGATGTGTTGCTGAATACTTTGACTCTGGATTCCACGTTACCCATATCTCTGAGTCTTGCTCTCGAACAGTAGGTATTAGTTTCTGCCATGCCATGTCTGACACGTTCTCTGCTTCATCTACCCATGCTAATAGTATTCTTGCTTTTGATTTGATTGCGTCTAGTGATCTTCTTAGACCAACAAACGTAAATGTAATGTTGCCATCTCTGGACTTAATGTACTTCTCACCTATCTCGTAATATTTGTTTAGATAATCAACAGATCTAATTGCTTGTTTGATCTCTTCTAATGATGAATCGTCTAACGAGTTCATAAACTCACGACCACATAGGATCTGACCACTTCTGCCTTCAAGGTATCCCCAGACATAACCTCTTACTGCTGTCATTAATGCAAAGGTTCTGGTCTTACCACTACCACGACCACCATAAGCACCTCTGTATCGTGCGTCTCCCTCAAAGACTGGTATTAGTTTTTCAGGTATGTCTAATGCTTTATGAATAAGAGGCATCTTCTATTTCTGGCAATGGCGTTGAAACAAGATGAATTACGTCTGGCATCTCTACTTTATCATCGTGAATAATCATGTCATTTTGGATTCTTTCTGAGTACCCATGATTTGCCATCATTAACTTAACAATCGTTGTATTAAACTCATTCTTGAGTCCCTTAGATATAAGTAATCGTGCTTGTTGTAACTGTATTCTCTCTAACGTGTCGGAAAACTCTGGTTTCTCTCCACTGTTTGCCCAGTCGTAAAGTGTGCTTCTATGTATTCCAAGAGCAAATGCTAACCCCTCCATAGAAGGTACTGGGTCATCAAACTTATCATGCTCATAAACATATCTGTCTGCTTTCTCTTGAATCTCTTCTGTATACTTTGTTGGTCTTGCCATTAGTGTAAACTCCTTCGAGGTAGAACTTCTGCGTCTTGTTCGACTTCCATCTGTTCTCTCATTGATAAACACTCAGAATGAGCAATAAGCATATCCTCTTCTGTTAAGGACATCATCATCAACGCACATATATACAGTGACTTAAAGTCATCCTCTGATTCTATATCTACCTTGAGTTCGTCTATACTCATTCATTCCTTTCTGTATCCCATTGATTCATAGTATAAATCTTCTGGATGTGGTAATTGTATACCAAAGTCAGCAGAAAAGAAATCTATCTCTTGTAGGTATTCTTTGAACTGGTCTACGTTTAAATCAGTTGTAGAGCGTAA